CGCCGTAATGCTCTGAATAGTATTTAAAAGCTAGGAGACAAAACTGCCCCCTAACTTTCAACGGTTCTATTTCAAAAATGCCAGTCATTCTATGTTAATTCAACGGCTGTTAATGCTCCATTACCTGTGAAACTTGTACTCCATCCCATACTAGCTTCCATTTCAGAAGTTAGCTCCAAAGATGCAAAACTAGCTGTACCCGTAAAGCTGATAGTACTAGCCGTTGCTCCCGTATGTTGGAATACAACCGCCCAATCAGTACGCGAGTTGATAAGGGTGTAAATGTCATTAATGGTGTAAGTTTCGCTTGGATCGTATAGCCCTTCAAAGCTACCTTCCCAACTTCTTAAACCTTGAATGTGTTCAGCCCATCCGCCGCTGTCTTTTGTTGTTGCATCGGGTAAATCTACCGATAAACTAATAGATGCATTAGTTGTTGCACCTATTACATTGCCATCTACGCTATACACGTATAAAGTCCCATTCAACACGCTCATAATATTTCATTTTTAAAGTTCGTTGCATAAAATTGTTAAATCTATCTTATTGTACATCTCTAGTTTGTTATCTATCAATGTACTATCGTTGCTAATATCGTTTAAAACGACACTATAAATATCAAAGTTTCCCGTTGCTTCTGTCAATCCGTTACCCCTAGCTACTAACACTTGTAAGGCTTCGTTTGTTATCTGTTCAAGTAGTAGGCTATTTGGTTGTGCTACGTTCGTTTTCGTTACAATCGTAACTTCATAATTAACAGAACCTACAAAGCTATTTTTAGTACCTAAATCTTCGTAACCAAGTGAACCGCCCCAAATAAAGTTGCTAGGTGGCTCTTTTGGCGCATCTGTATAAACGCTAACACTTTGCTCGCTTACAGTCGTTACACTCGCTACATTTAACGCCGTGTAAATCGCTTGCTTTATGTATAGAATAGGGTTTTTCACGATCGCATAAGTCTTTTAAATTTACCCACAGCCGCGTTAAATCCTTTCTGAAAAAATGGTCTTGCTTTCATTCTGCTTGTGCCATCGTTTACATATTGGGCATATTCGGCGTTATCGAATATCTCAACGCCAAATCCGTTTAATATTGTTCGCCAACCGTTAGAAGCCTTTAAGTTACCACCCGCATAACCGCGAATACCCGTACTTTCAGGAGTCCCAACGGGCGACTTTTTACGCGCTACACTTTCGCCTTCTAAACCCGCCGATGCTAAAGCTATCTTAGTTTTCTTAGCAACATTAAGCCCGAATAGGTCAACGCCTTTTCTAAATTTCTTTAGCTCTGTTTTCGATATGGTTAGATGTATCTGTTTCACTTTATCGCAACCGCTTTTAATATGTAGTATGTAGCTTGTGTTACTTCTACGCTCGTTATATGGCACTCTAGGCCATTATAATCTACTCTATCACCTTCCGCAACTGTTAACGGCCTACGTACTGTTATTTTGTAATCGTTTTGGTATTCAATACCGCCATCTTCACGGGTATAAGTATTCATTTTCTCGGCTACATCTGCCCACCTTACAACGCCCGAACCAACACTAAGTACAGGATTACCAAACGAATTAACACCGCTTGTCGTTTGGGTATAAAACGTTACCCGTTGGTTAAAATCTCCTATACTTATACCTTTAGGTCTCATTCAAAACTTACATTAGGCATTATTTCAGATAGTAGCGAATAACTCGCTTCGTCATTAACTGCAAATTCGTCGAAGCTATGGATGTTAGTTTCGCTTTTAACGTCAACAAATGCATTTTTAAAGTCCAATAAAATAGGCTCAAAGCCGTGCTTCTTTAAAACTAGCTCGCTGTTATTGTCTAGGCCACCGTTTAGCTTTACACAATAAAGGTCTTTCTTATTGTCAAATATTGCGCTTAGTGCTTCGCGGCTAATCATTCTACCCGCGCCCGTTAATACAAAAGGGCTACGGCTCAAATTATGTTCTACTACCTTGCCATGCATAGGGCTATAAATTAAGAAGTTATCAACCCCTGCATGATGGTATCTATTGTTTTCTAAGTAATTAATATATTCAGCGCTCAAAAAGTCGTCGCTGCCTATACCTATGATATGGCTCTCTGTTTTCTCTTTGTAAATCGCTTTGTAAAGCTCATTCCATTTGTTGCCTACCGTAAAGTTTGGCAACTCAATTAAGTGATCCGAGTCATCAAGCAAAGCTAAATCTTCGTTATTGCTGTAAGCCACCGATAAGGGCAACTCTAACCCCGTTTCTTCTCGCAGCCATTCGATATGGTGCAAGAATGCTTTGGTTATCTCAGGGCGCTTATAAACGCAAGTTGCTAATCTTAAAGCCATGCTTTCGTATCTTCAAATGGTGATAAGATAGCCCTTGTACTTTCGCTAATCCTGCTAATAGGCACTATGCTATCATTCGTTCTGTTAACGTAGTAATCGCCAATTAATTTAAAGATACCCGCATCTAATCCTATTGGTAGGTTAGAAGGTGCAACGGTATAGGTAATTATCCACGACCCCGCAACCGTGTTAAGGTCTTTAATTATTAATGTGTTACGCCCTTGCACGTAGTATTGAGTACTTGCAAGAGTCGTTTCCGTCCCTTCGTCAACTGTCTTAACAACCAATGAACTAATAGTACCGCGATAAGGTAGATTGAAACTAAGATAGCTAAGTTCTTCTCTGATAGCATCGGTAATCCTTAGGGTAACATCTTTTGTGTTTATACAGATATTGCAAATCTCTTCCGCTTGCTCTTCTGCCGATTTCGTCAACGTATCAATCAATGTGTTTTCGGCTGCTACATCAAATTCAACCTTCAAGTAGTTATCTACTTGTGCGTTTGATATATGCGTTCCTGCCGCTTGTGTTTTCTCTACGTCAACAAAATAATTCATGCTACGGTTTGTTTCTCCAAGCGTAGCAAGTGCCACTACTTACAGTTATTGTTGTTAAAGGAGCTTCTAGCACATCACCACTAATTAAAGTATCTCCGTCGATGTTGTCGCAGTCGCCCACCGTTGTACCTGTTGTTAGTACTAAATCAGCTCCGTTAGCTGCTTTTATTGCAAACCAACTACCCGACGTAGCGCCGTCTGCGCTTGTTATTCTATCGAAGCCGTAACGCCCGAATATGCCACCATCTAATGCCATCTATTTCTTTTTAGTAGGTTTCTTTTTAATTTCTCTAAGAATTGGCTTAGGCTTTCTTGCAATCGCCTTCAATTCTAATAGCTTTTCAGCTTGCCCCTTTGGGTAGGTTACAGTTTCGCCAATATTATGATGACCCGAACTGTTGTAGTGTGTGTTAATAACTATGTATTCTTCCATAATTAAAGTATTAAAGGGGGTTTTTACACCCCCTTATTGGTTACTATGTAAAGTTTACAATTTTGGCAATATCAGTAGCTATTACACCGTAAATGGTAGCCGTAGCATCTAATACAGGGAAAGCTAATCTTTCTTCAGCTCTTACCGTGATTAGGTTAGTTGTCACGTTAGTAGCGTCTTGCTCGAAGAAGCGAATATCAATACCCATTCTATCAAAAATCATTGCGTTTCTAGTCCAATCAGCAACGAAGTACTGACCTTGTGTAACGGCATTTGACTTGATTAACGGTACACCTAATAGGTTTAATTGGTTAGTACTTGTATCGATTGACAACCCACGCAAGTAAGCGTTAGTGCTGTCTTTCAAGTTGTACATGGTCAACCAATCTTTAGGGTGCAATAAGATACCGTTAGCTGCGTGGTTAGCGCTTTCTAACTGAACAACTGCCGACATTAACAAGTCTAAAAGTTGAGCATTAGCATCAGCTGTCCAAGCTGCAAAAGCTGTGAAATTACCCGCTTTAGACAATCCACCTAAGTTAGGAGTTGAACCGTCTCCATAAAGAAACTGAGAATCTTCTTCTTCTCTAATGTCTTTTTGCAACATATTAGGAAGGAAAGAACGCAAAGTACTCATGTCATCAAGCAACTGCATTGATATTCTCACAAATCCCGCAATAGTTTCAACTGGCGCGTCGTAAGCTGTGAAATCTCTGTCTACTTGTGGTTTTGCAGCACCTTCGGCTACTGTGGCTACTGCTCCTTCGCCCGCTATTTCACGAATGAAACGCATAGTATTTGAGCTTGTGCTACCTTGTCTGAATAGCTGCCTTGTGTACATTGAACGTCTTGCAATCTCAACGATTGAAGGTATGTAATCGGCTGCAATTACTTCATTTGTCAAGCTCGCACTAGTGGTCATAGTACCTACTGCTTTGCCCGTAATGTTAGGCATTGTAAGGCTTAACTTATTACCGCCGCTTTTGAACAACTCTTTAATGTTGCCACCTTTTGCTTCGATTGACTTTTCAAATTCAGAAGCGAATAAACCCGCTGTTGACTTGGTTGATCCTTCTTTTTGAAACTTCTTGAACTCAACGTCCATTTTCTCATAAGCACCTTCTAATTGCTTAGACTTTTCGCTTAGTTCGTTGGTTAATGTTTCGATTTTGGCAAACGTTTCTTTGTCGATCTTGTCGTTTACCTTGTTTTCAGCTACCTTATTGGTTTCTTCAATATAGGCTTTAAGCTGCTTGATACCCGCATCTACTTCTCTTTCAAGTTGCACGGGAGTTACAAATTCTTCACTCATGTGATTGATTTTAATTAATTGATAAAAATTTTGCTTTCCAATCAATCGGCTTCAATTGCTTGAGTGCTTTTCGCGGCTCTTCCTGAAGTGATAACGTAGGAGTATATTGATTTGAGCCGAATACAACGGCGCTAATCTCAAATAGTTGCTGTTCTTTCACCGCGAAGAAATAGCCGAGCTTTTCCGCTTCGGATCTATTTATAACTTCGGGTAAATATTTATTCCAATTTGCGAAGGCTTCGTTGTCACTGTCGTCATTCATTGCAAGCTCTATCTTAACATACTTCAAGCCTATTGAATGTTGTTTTACTTCGCCGTTAGCGTACAATGTAGCCATCTTCGCATCGTAAACGGGGGCTATCTTAGCAGATACTACTTGCGTAGTGCCTACCATGTCATAGCCTAATTGCTGTATTGGTATTTCTTTTATCTCAACACCCATATTACGCGCAAATATGGCGCTTGGTGTATGGTCATGGTTTACAAGTATCGGCACTTGGTTTCCGCGCTCTTGCACGGTCTTATCGAAGCTACCGCGCATAGATACATCTTGATGCGAGTCTAAGAAGCCTACCGAATTACCTACTATTTCGTAGATACCACTTTCGCCCGTACCGTCGGCCTTAGTAGCTGTTGTCTTGGTATGTCTTGGCGCTGAATAGACCGCGTCACAAGTTTTAAGCTGCCCTTTTTTAGCTTTTAAAATAGCTGCTTTGTTCGCTTTCACGAAATCTAAGCGCTTTTCTTCGTCTATTTCTAACAGCTCTTTTAGTATCATTTCTTTACTAATTCTTGACGTTTCAAGGCTTGTAGCTTAGCTTCTAGTTGCTTTTCGGCTTCCTTTTGCTTTGCAGTCTTTTTCTTTGTCATACTACAAATATAGTTAAGAAAAAATATTATTCGATGAATTAGTGTTTTTGATAGTTAAGAACATAAAAAAGCCCCGACTCGTAACAATCGGGGCTAAATGGAAATGATAAGAAGAATGCTATTTTATAAACCCGATATGGTTATTGCTTTCAATAAACTTTATTGCGGCTGATACAAGAAAAGATACTTTTGCAGATTCCCATACTTTATTAGTTATACCTAATTCATTGTTTAGCAAACTATCTGCTACAATCTTTATAAAACTCTCGTGCTTAGCAAGAGTAAAAATAGATTCGTGTAATTCGTCTGCTGTCATTTCGTTGTAAGTCTTGTTTGTAATCATTGTTTCGTTGTTTGATGATGTAAAAGTATTACATCGCTCCGAGTTTGAAAACTATTTTCGACGAACTAACCCCACGTTTCGACGAACATAAAAAACCCGCCTATATCTAAGCGGGTAAAACAAAAATGATATTACAGGAAATCAGACCAGAGTCAAACTATTAGGGTCAAAATTAATCAATTTAGTTAAACTTCCATTATCCTTTACATCAACTAGCTTCAATCCTTCTTGCTTAATACTAGCTAACTTACACAACAACCCAAACTTCTTTACTCGATTCCATGCGTGACCATCCAACCCCCTATCAACACTATTACGGTATAAATTCCAATTCAAACATTCTAAAGCATAGCGAGTGTATACCTTACCCGCCCCACATGGCTCTCCTACTCTGTGGTTAGTGTAGCCTGACCAATAGTAAGTTTTCCCTTTTTCTTCAAAGTAAATATCTTTAAATCCGATAAAATCGTATGTCTTGGTTTGCTTAATCACGTAATCAATGAACTTATCATCTATGTAATCGTCACTACCTAACATAATGGCAATGTCAAAAGTCAAGTGTTCGAGCAAGCCTATACCTTGTTGGAACTTATCCCAAAGCGGTTGATTAGGTACTTTATACATCGCTCCTTTGTCTAACAACTCTTGCAGAAACTCGCCGTCTTCGTCGGTTGTATATCCGTACATAAACTCGACTGGCAAATGTTTCATCTTGTTGTAGCAATAGGCGACGGTTTCATGTCTTCCATGCATAGCGGTACAAATAGCTATTTTCATACGTATATTTTTTTAAATTCAGGTGTATTCATTACTTCGTGTTGTTGTTCTTCGCTTAAAGTTATCTTATCAGGTGTATTCATGTTGTTAAATGGCATTAAAATTTGATTATTTCTAAAGGCCACGTGATCCGACTCTTTAACCCCATATTTAAAATTATAGCCTTGAAATATTTGGGGATCAAACTTCAATCCTAACTTTAAAAAAAGGCATTTAGTAAAAAAGTTGTTAGAATGAAAAAGTCCTTCGTAACTTATAC